CAGTCCCAGCCACTGGCGATACCCCTTTTGGGTCGAATGTGGTTGCCCCGATTTAGGGGCATGCTCGGGGAAAGCTACACGATGTAGATGAGCCTGGGAAGATGTTGTATGTTGGAGATCCACAAAGGAGGCACCTAGCCATTCCGGAAGTCAAATCCTCGATGTTTTCTGCTCTCGATCACGATCCGAAGACGGGAACGCTCACCGCCACGATGAAAAATGGGGCGCAATACCACTATGACGGGGTGGATACGAAGACGTTTGCGGACCTGATGGCCGCGCCGTCGCTCGGCCAGCACTTCGCCCGGTATATCAAGCCGCACTACACTGCCCGGAAGGGGTGATTGGTGGCGCGGGATGGAATCGAACCACCGACCTATGGGTTATGAGCCCACCGGACAACCTGTCCTACGCGCGCCTTGCAGACTAATTCCCCTTTTTAGCCTGCACTTGTAATCCTGAAAAGCCAGATGGCGCCGAGGTTCCCCGGCGCCATCCTACAGGGCTACCCGCGTCCCTTGCCGCCGCGGGTGGCCTTTCTCACTGTCCAGTGCCGTAAACCCACGAGGGGTCGGCGGGCTGCGTTGTGCTTCCCCCGCCTTCATAGTTTGCCGCGCCCTGGTCAGCGGTGCGAAGGAAATCCGCCGCCTGCGAGGCTTGTTCTTCGGGCGGAAGATCGGCGAAGCCGGGATGCCCGAGGGGATCGGCCGTGAAGATCTTCATCACGTTCAGGATGTCGTTGCGGCTCTTGTTTGTGCCCTGCAGCTTCATCTGTGCGATCTGCACTGAGGTTTCCAGCTTTTGAGAGGCCATCACTGCAGCCCGGGTAGAGACCTGCTGCTTCTGTGATTCCTCGAATAGCTTGTCGGGCGGCAGGGCCAGGAGCCCGGTCTGAACCATGTCGTTCATCCCGTTGTAGTGCGTCATGGTCGTCTTGCCGTCCTTGCCGACCACGGCGATGTCGAACCCGGTGACGATGCCATTCTCGTCTCGCGTCACCTTGCTCGCAGCCTTGTCCACAGTAACACCGACATCCATGCCGTTGATATATGTGGTAAAGTTCGTGAGAAGCCCATCGGCATCCCCAATCGCAAGGCTGTGAAGCGCCTTGGACCAATCCGTCATGGAATCCTGCGCCTTGCTGCCCGTAGCCCAATCCTTGAGGGCCTGCGCCCTGTCGATCTCGCCCCTCGACATATAGTAGTCGATCAACTTCGGAACCCCGATGTCTCGGTAGTTTTCCATGGTCGATTTGACGGCCTTGGTTTCCTGCTCGGGGGTGCGCGAGAGGGGGCTGTTGAAGCTGATCGCGCTCCGCCCAGCCTTGGGTGCGGGCGGCGTCATGGCTGCGGCGATAGCGGGCGCGGTCGTGTCGGGCGGAGGCGCAGCGGCGGCGGCTGCCTGATTGCCACCCATCGGGGGCGCGGCGGGCTGCTGCTGGGGCGCGGCCGCCGATGTAGATGTGCCAGCACTGAACCCCGTCAAGGCTGCAGCGTTGGCGCGAGGATCTGGCGGGGTCTTCGGGTTGACAATGGTCTGGCCCGCCGTGGCGTTCGGATCGGATGGCGGGACCGTAGGGCCGCCAGGTGTGGCATAGCCACCGGGCGGGGGCGGGGCGTTCAGCCGAGCCTGCTCTTCGGCATCGGAAGGCCGCGCGCCGGGCAGGCTGCGGCCCTGCGTCCCGACCGAGTTCTGAATCGCAGCACTGACAGCCCCGGGCGGCACCAGTGCGCGCTCTTCCGGGGTCATGGCATTCCACTCTTCGATGGTCTGTGGGATCTTCACGCCGGGGGGCGCCTGGGTCTGCGGCGTAGGTCCGGCCGGAGCCTGGGCGACACCATTGCCTCCCACGGAGCGATTGATCGCCGCGCTGATCGCTTCGGGCGGGACCGTGGCCCGCTGCTCAGGGGTCATGGCGTTCCACTGCTCGACGGTCAGTGTGGAATAGTCATTGGGTTCGGGAGAGGTAGGGCCGCCCACCGGGCTAATAGCGCCCGGAAGAGATCGCTGCGTGGTTGGAGCCCCTGCAGGCGCACCGGGGTCCACCCCATCGCTCATAGAGGGAACACTGGAGCCGAAGGATAGGCTGGGCGCGCTGGGGTCGCCCATCATGCCGGGGATGTCGGTGTTCACGCCGGACTGCGGCGGAGACGCCTCGCTGGCCGCGCCGCCCTCCTGAGAGGCTTTCCATGCCGCCGCCTTAGCGTCCCGATCATCCTGCGCTTCTTTCAGCACACGGTCTTGCTCGGCCCGAAGGCGCTGGCGCTCTTCGACGGTATATGTCCGGTCGCCGCGCGCCCAATCGCGGTTCTCGTTGAGCCACTTCCGGTCTTCCGCATCGAGGGCAATCTGCCGCTTGCGGTCATCCCATGCGTTGCGCTGGTTCATCCCCCCAACGAAGCCGTCCACAAAGCTGCCAAGTCCGGCCATGATCGGCTCCTATTGCGTGAGGGAGGCGAGAACGCCCCCAAGAGGTGAGTTTTTGAAGCCATCTTGCAGGTTGTTCATCATGGTTTGCCCAAAAGACAGAGGCGCAGTGTCCACAGATCTTTCCACAGGCGCGGCTGGGGTCGAATATCGGGCCAAGCTGTCGGCATAGATCTTCGATCGCCCGCCTTGGTTCGAGTTCATGCTCGTCCATGTGGACTGCAGCGTGTTCATGATCTCTGGGGTCATCCCACCCACCTGCAGATCCGCATCGAGATTGCGCCCAGTGCGCTTGCCATAGTTCGAGGCCGCGAGTTGCCACGCATACTTGTCCTGATTTTCAGGCGTGAACGGCGTGTCGGCCCCGGCAGTGTCTTTCCAGGTGGACCATGTGAACTGATACCGGCCCGCCGCCGAAGACTTCCCGGCTGGGCCAGGCTCATAGATCCGCGGGTGAGTGCCGTTCAGGTCGAACTTTGCGCCACCTTGCGGAGTATAGCGCACGTCATAGGCCCCACCCGGCGATTCCCCATACGAGATCGCATTCAGTGCCGCGCGCTGATAGGGCGCAAGGGTGGTGTTCACAGGATCTGTAGTCGGGCCGTCAGGCTGGTAAGAGCCGCCGCCGTTGCTGCTTGCTGCGGGAGCATAGCCTGCAGCCGGGCCTGCAGCACCGCTGTTCTCGCCGCTGCCATCAACAGGCATGCCCTGATAGGCGCCCTCGCGCATAGCATCGCGCCGCGCCTGATCTTCGGCGGCGATGTCCTGCTTCTGGCGCAGATAGTCCTTCTGCTTCGTGTAGCTGGTGGAGAAGCTGGAGAGGAAATCGCCGGTCGGAGATCCGCTCATGCGGCCCTCGCCATCTGCGGAAGGGACCGCTTCGAAGTCGGCATATGATTGCCGCGCGCCTCGACCATACGGTTTTGTCTGGCATCCATCGACTGGCTGACGGTCGGGTGTGTGGTTGCGCGGTCGGTCGCATTGGCCTTGGATTGCGCCATCGCCACCCGGTCTTGCCGGGCCTGCATCGAAGATCCGCCCGGGGATTTGCGGTCATCAGCTTCTGGTCGGCCAGCCGCCACATCGGCGCGCTCTTGGGCCTTGACCTTGAGCGTTTCGCCGGCCTCGTGGCTCTTGGATTCCTTCTCGCCCGCCTCACCCTTGGATTGCGCCAGAGCCACGCGGTCTTGCCGGGCCTGCATACTCTTGCCGCCCGGCGCATTTCGGTCATCGGCTTCTGGTCGGCCGGCCGCCACATCAGCGTGCTCCCGGGCCTTGACCTTGAGCGTTTCACCGGCCTCGTGGCTTTTGGATTCCTTCTCGCCCGCCTCGCCCTTGGCACCCGGAATCGACCGCTTGAGGCCATCGACCTCCTTGGAGAGTTCCTGCACTGCGCCCATGACCGTGCCGATTGCGTCGATCACATTGATCGTGCGCCCGTCGCCGAACCCGGTCTGTGCCTTGAAGTCTTGCGCCATGGTGCCGACATGGCGCCCGCCGTCGCCCGCGCCGTCTTTGTAGGTCCAGTCTTTGACTGGCATGCTGTCCACCGCATCAAGCAGGGACCGGCCCGGCTTCTTGATGTCCTTCTTGGTGTTTTTGTCCGAGCCAAAGGCCAGACCCACGATGGAGCCGACGCCGCTGTAGAGCGCGGAACTGGCGTCGGCCTTCGCCTGATACCCCTGCATTTGCTGGGAATACTGCTGGTTCAGGCTGTTGGCTTGCCCGGTATAGCCTGCCTGCGCGCCAGAATAGCCCGACGAAGCGGCTTGGTTTGATGTCTGGATGTCCGATGTCGCCTGCATCGGAAGCCCACTGACCATATTGATCGCGTTAGCCTGCATCGCATCGGCGGTCGCATGGGTCTGGGCGCGCGAGGCATTGGCAGCACCGGCCACTTGGAGGCCACCCATGATCGAAGCTGACTTGTCAGCCGCCATGGCTTTGCCGGAGTTCGGGTTGACGCCCATGCCCTGCATCTGGCGATTCATCGCGCCAGTCTGCGCGTCGATCGAGGTTTGGGCCTGAGCACTCGCCTGGTTGGCCTTCAGCGCGAGGTTGTCCGCGCTGTCGTAATTGGCAGCGTCCTTGATGTATTGGTCCTGCATTGGGACCGTGACACTCTCGTATCGTGCCCGATCATCGGCGGCCCACTGGTTGGTGATGCCAGCCTGCTGCTGCATATACGCGAGATAGTCCTGCCCGGTCTGGGCCTGCATCATGGCCGCCTGGCCCATGGCGGGATCTGGCGACGGAACGCTGGGTTTACCCATTTTCTTGCCTCATCAGGTCTGCAATGAACTTGCACTCGACGTTGAACATCTGGCCCACAGCGTTCTTCTTCGATCCATCGGGCGTCTTGCGGATTTCGCCCTCGACCTTGAATCCCATCTGCAGCCACATTTTTATCGCGGCGGCGTTCTCACTTGGGGTCGAAGCTATCACGCTTCGCACACCCAAGACCAGAAAGATGTAGTGGAACAGGCCCCTCAGAACCCTATAGGTGGCCCATTTTCGTTTTCCATCGCTGGCAAAATGCCCTGTGCAGGTGTCGTCATAGAAGGCGTTCAGCACCGCAACGGCCACAATCCGGCCATCCTCGCTGTCCAGAATCCCAAAAGCCTTGGCATCCGGTCCCCAATACCAAGGGCCGTCTCCGCCCAAAATGCGCTGACCGGCCCATTGCAGGAGGGTTTCCTGCCCGGAAAGCGTCATCTTGAGGTGCTGATGGTTCGCCATTTTACCAGGTGAAGATGTAGATCGCGCCGTCGCCGCCCACGCCGCCGCCGCCGCCGAGGCCCGGGTTCATGCCTACGCCGCCGCCGCCGCCGCCGCCGCCGCCTGCGCCGCCTGCGCCGCCTGCCGCGCCATTGGTCGAGGCGTTTACGGTCGATCCGCCGCCGCCGCCACCCGCGCCGCCGCGCGACGAGTTGCCCGCCGCACCCGCGCTGCCTGCGGTAGGAGCCGGACCAGACGTGCCCGCCGCGCCCCCGCCGCCGCTGGTATAGGAGTTCGAGGCCCCGCCTGCCGCTGCCGCGGTGACGGCAGGGGTCGCGTCGTGCCCGCCGCCGCAGCCGCCGCCTCCGCCGCCCCGCAGGGACGAGCCGCCAGCGCATGCCACGGCTAGGGTGCTAGATCCGCCGCCGCCGCCGCCGCCCCATTCCGCGCAATGGGTAGAAATGACGGCAACGGAGCCGAGAGAGCCAGTCCCTGCGACGCAGCCGGTGTTGACCGGGGCGCCGGGAGATCCGCCCGAGCCAGCAGCTGTGGAGCCGGTGCCGCCCGCGCTGGCTGTCCCGCCGCCGCCGCCGCCGCCCGTGACTGCGCCGGAAATCGCCCCGCCGCGCCCGCCGCCGCCACCAAAGGCCGAGACAAGGTTGCCCGCAGTGCCGAAGGTGGTGTTTCCGCCGATGCCGCCATCACCGCCAAGGGCGCCAGCCACACCGGGAACGCCTGCCGCCCCGCCTGCGCCTACGGAGAAGTTCTCGGTGGCGCTGAGGTCGGAGGCGATGAAGATGCGCTGGTTATAGGCCCCGGCGCCGCCGCTGCCGCCGCCCTTGGCAACAACCGCCGTGGCAAGGGATGCGCCTGCCCCGCCGCCGCCGCCCGCACCATATTCGACCACATTGACGAATTTCGGCACAAAGGCGGTGGGCTTGGTCCAGGTGCCCGCGCCCGACACAAGGCGGGTCTGCACATCGTTCGGCCCGGCCTGATAGTTCCAGGTCGGGATGCCATTGTTGTTGTAAAGCTGGAAGTCGCCGTTGAGGTCGAAAACAATGGTTTCACCGGCCTGTAGGATGTGCGTGTAGCCGCGATAGGCCACAGCCGATTCCAGCTTTTCGATGCTGATCGTGTTCGGGTTCGAGGCGTCCCGGTTTGTCACGGACAGGCGCTTGATCTGCCGGAAGGTCGATGCAGCTGGCGCGGCGAGGATCGTCGTCGTCGTCGCCGTGGTGATCTTGGTTTTCTGGTCGCCCAGCCCTGTCACGCCCGAGGCTGTCGTGATGTCGGTATAGTCCACCATGATGTCGAGTGCCGCGGTGGAGGACGAGACAAGCTGGACAAGGGTCGTGGAGTTCAGAAGGAACATGGTTCAGATCCTCAAGCTGGAATAGGCCATGACCTGGCCGGGTGAAACACCGCCGCCGCCGCCACCCGGCACGGCCCAGGTGCCATCGGCGCGCAGGTAGAGGACGGTGCCCCCGCCCGAGGCTGGCACGAGGCCCGCAAGGGCACTGGTGAAGGCGGGTAGCATGGCATTGACCTGATCGACGGTAAGGGCTGCGGGAACGGCAGAACCGCCCGTGTTGTTGCCTATCAGGGTCAGGGTGGGCAGGTTCGCCATGTGCGAGAGGGCAACGGCACCCGATGTGATGGTGGTGGCAAAGGTGCCCGTGCCGCTGCCGGTGATGGAGCCGGTCAGGGTGACGGTCTGGTCGCCCGAGTTTGTGCCGGTCAGGCTGAGGTCGGTCTTGACCTGCGCGATGGTGCGCCCGGTCCATGCGCCCCCCTTCACCTGCATGAAGTTGTCGTTGGTGAGGGCAAGCGCCTGGATCGCGGTTAGGCTAGCGCCGAGGGGCTGATAGGCTGCCGCAAGGCCGCCAATATCGGCGGTCGTGATGGCAAGGCTGGTCTTGAACGCGGCGAAGGTGGCTTCGGCGATCACCTTCCCGCTGGCGCCGGAAAACACGGCCGGGTTGCCGCTGGTGACGGCGGATGGGCCGACAACAGCGCCGTCGATGTTGGTCTGTGTGACGTTCCACTGTGCGCCGACCGTGGCTTGGTCGCCCGAGGCAGTGCTGTCGGTCTGACACATGATGGTATCGCCAATTTCCACCACGACACCGGACGCTCCGCCGATCCGGCCCGCCGATGTCACCTTGTAAAGGTGGCCGGTATCCGCTGCGGGATAGTTCGGGTTGGCGGCGCAGGCGATCCCGCCCTTGTAAACCATGGCGTCCGCGGCGGCGATGATCGCGCCCACGGCTGCGGTAACAAAGGCGGTCGAGGCGATCTGCGTCGTGTTGGTGCTTGGCGCTGCCGTGGGCGCGGCTGGGGTGCCGGTGAAAGTCGGCGATGCGAGGTTGGCCTTGAGCGCATCCGCCGTGTCCACATAGGCAGTGGTGGCGATCTGCGTCGTGTTGGTTCCCGGCGCGGCGGTCGGGGCCGCAGGAACGCCCGTAAAGGTCGGCCCCGCGATGTTGGCCTTGAGGTTGTCGGCGGTCGTCACGAAAGCGGTCGTAGCAAGCTGGGTCGTGTTCGTGCTGGGTGCCGCTGTGGGCGCGGCAGGGGTGCCGAGGAAAGTGGGGCTGGTGATAGGCGCCCGCAGGGTGATCTGCGCCTGCAACTGCCCGAAGGCGGCGAGGATCGTGTCGGTAGCAGCAATGACGGCGCTGGATGCGAGCGAAAGTCCAGTTAGGACCGTGGTCAGGACCGAGCTTCCCCCGCCCCCGCCAGCGGTGGCGAGGGTATTGTAGGCCGTGACGCCATCGCCCACCTTGAAGATCTTGTTGGTCTTGTCGAAACAGATTTGACCATCGCCAGGGATAGGGTTCACGGAGGCCCAATTTGCTGCTGTATCTCGCCGAACGCGGAGCATCATGCGCCTCCTTCTTCAAGGTCATAGGCTGTAGTCGTGGCGCTGGCTGTGCCATCATCGAAGTTATAAACCCCGGTGCCGCCCCCACCGCCACCGCCACCGCCACCGCTGCCTCCGGCATAGGAAAGCGAGTTCCATGCGGTCACGCCGTCGCCAAATTTCCACTGCAGGGTGTCCATTTCCAGCCCGAGTTCTCCAGCGAACAGGACAGGGTTCGCAGCGGTCCAATCGGCCGCCGTGAAATGCCATTGCCACTGTCGCTGGTAGGAGGTCATGCTGTGCCGAAGTTAGGGGTCAAAAGGTTTCCAGATCCGTCCACCCATGTCGGGGCCACGAAGGAGCCATTGACATCGGTCAGGTAGTGCTGCGCCGGATCTGCCACATTCCCGATGCCGGACCCATAGTAGTTGCTAAGCGTCTCATTTGCATCACCATAGGTAGTGATCTCGGCATCGAAGGTCATGACGCGGCCCCGGTTAGTTGTCGCGGCGATCTTGAGGGTAAAAGTCGTGGCATCGAGGCCCTGATCAACGAAGGCGACCACGCCATACTTGGCGAAGCGGACCCATGTGCATGGCATGTTCACGTCATCGCTGGATTCGCCGGTTGCCGCAACCACTTCCTCGCCCGGCGCCAGCCGCAGGGACAGATCCACGGAATAGTCAAAGTGTTCCGCCGACCGTTTCGTGAAGGGCTGGGTGTCGCCCTGAGCCTGATCCCATCGGATGCGCCGCTTGTTGTAGCGGGGGAAGGACGATTCCGGCATGGTGAAGCCATTTTGAACGGTCATGTGGTCCTCATGGGATAATCATGATCCCGGGCCGGCCGAGGTCCGGGCTGGGGTATGTGGGAGCAAAGGCGGTGTCGAACAGGGCTTGGATCGCGGCCGTCTCTGAAATCAGGAGCGTGACCTGGGAGTTGAGCGCGCTGATGCGCTTGATCTCCTTCCCGATGGTGGCCTGAACCTCTTGCAGATTCTTCAAGCGGAGGGCGGCAAGGAGCGGGTCGCCACGGTCGCCGTTCAGCCGGGCAACCTTTTCTTCAATCACCCGCATCGCGGCTTCGTTCAGGAGGGGCGTGGTCATGGCGTTGCCAGTTCTTCTGGGCCATGCGCGAAGCTGATGGCCGTGATCGGGATGTTGCCAAGGATCTCCACGAACCACCTCTCAGCGAGGAAGCCGCCCGGAAGGCGCCCAACCTTGTTACGGTCTGGGGCGGCGGTCGTGAACACCAGTGCATCATCGGCATAGAAGTTCAGAGTGCATGCCCCCGTCCCGCTATAATTTGAGGTCTGCAGGAGATAGCAGCCGAAATTGACTGGCATCGGAAGGTAGATCTCCTTGGATGACCACCACATCGTCAACGTGCTTCCAGCATTCCACTCTCCGGCGACATTGCCCCCAGTCATCACATAGAGTTTGCCCGATCCAATCTCGAAGAAGGTCGAGGTAAACCCGGTATCATGCTCGATCAGGAACGGCTGTTGGCCGGTTAGGTCGATGATGCCGCCCCAAACCGGGCCAGAGCCCCAATCCGTGCGGCTGCTTCGGAAGATGTAGCGCCCGAAATGCTGCGAGGCGATGAAGGTTGCCGGCAGATATTGGGTCCACTGCTTTTGCGTGAACATGGCCGCCGTGATGTTGTTCACGCCGTTGTTCGTGACCTGAACCAGCCCTTCGGTCGAGGCATACATCACGAAATTACCCATATCCACAATGGACCGGGACGCCACGCAGGGCAGGTTTTGCTCCAGCTTGGTCAAGACCATGCTGGCTGGATCAGTGCCAGAGCAGACATAGGGTGTGCCCGTGGTCATGATGATGAAGCTGGAGCCGATCGAGGCGACCCCCACGATGTCGAAGTCCATAGAAAGGCTGTATTTGACCGGCCAGGCATGCGGGAAGAAGGGCTCGCAGAAGTAGAGATCCTTGCCAGAGAAGGCCGCCATCATGCCGTTGGGGCCCGCGCAGAGCCCGACAAGCGTGTCGATCGGCGAGGTCCAGTCCAGCGAGGGGAGGCTGTTCTGGTTCGGCTCAACCACAGGGTCGTGCAGGATCAGCAGCGGGTTAGACTGGGCCAGGATCGAGGCGATGGTCGCCTCCCGGATGAAAAACAATGTCGTGTTGCCGATACTGTCCGTCTGGCTGCGATAGAGCCGGATCTTGTCGATGTCGCGCGTCACCGGAAGGCTGGTGATTGTGTAGCTTACCAGACTGATGACCTGGAGCGGGCTGCAGAGCAACTTGTTCGACAGGCCCGAGGGCTGGCTCTCTTCGCCCGTGGTCGTCACGTAGGTATAGACGTAATAGACATCCTCTTCGGTTTCGGTATCGAGAACGCCCGACGACACGGCGATGACCAGCGGGGTTGCGGGCGGAAGGACCGCCAGATCCCACGTGACACCAGCCCCGGCGCCATAGTTGACCTTCGGATGACCATCCCCGGTGTAATAGGTGCGGTCGGAATCGGTGATCGGGCCGCGCGTGGCGTTGACCTCCGTCTCCCATGCGAGCCAGGTGCCATCATATTTCTTGTAGAACGCCTTGTATTCCGACACCGGAGCCGAGAATGTGTAGGCCGCCAACGGCCCGCGTAGCGGCGTGAGCGATCCATCCTCCAGCATCATGTTGACGGCGATATAGGCGGCATTGTCGGGCAAGAGCCGGGGAATGGTCCGGGGGGTTTCGCCTTGGAACCCTGCGATGCGCTGTTTCATGTCTATGCCGAGATCAGAACGTTGTTCACATCAGCATACATGGGCTCAAAGATCGTGCCCATGACATCTGCGAGGTAGCTGTTCTTCGGATAGGAGGTGTCGGCGGGCGGCGAAACAACGGCAGTCGAGGTGCCGGTGACATCAAGCGTCACCTTCCACTGATAGGCGCGCTGCAGGTTGGTCTGGGCATGCAGGCTCAGGACAACGCTCGTGCCATCCACACCGCCCGACACGTTGGCATAGACGCCCCGGTCGGCGAAGCGGCAGGTTGTCACCTCCATCAAGGTGTCGTCAGTCCACGCATAGGCCGCGAGGATCGCCTCGCCATCTTCAAAGGCCAGGGTGCAATCCACGGAGAAGTCCGTGATCTCTTCAGCGGCGACATAGAGGATAAACTCATCCTCGGGGGCCAGGTTCGCAGGAATGCGGCGGCTGCGGTCGGTGGGGAAGTCACCCTCGTCAATCGGTGTCCCGATGACCGCGATGCTAGAAATACTGACCACGAGATCGGGAAGGGGCACGTTGCTGACCTCGCAGGTTGGACCGGAAGTTGTTGTCGCAGGCTCGCTCGAAAATGGCGAAGAAACCAGAGGCGCGGTTCGGGTCGGTGAAGGACTGCCCGGGGATGCTCAAGAGCCTGGTGAGCGCGCCGGCCGCAATGGCCTCGCCATACTGCACCAGCATGAACTCTGGGACCACGTTGTAATCGTCGTCGGTGTTCGGCGCATAGGCAGAGGCGACGGGAAGGTCATTCATCACCTTGGGCTTGAGGAAGAGCGACAACACCAGCGTTGCGGGATCAGCGGGCGGCGGGATCAGCACCACGCTGTTCAGGTTTTTCTGGCTGATGTAGTAGGGCTGGCCGGTGTTATCTGCCAGAGGGTCGAGCCCTTGGTCCAGTTGGGTATATTGGGTCGGCTCCAGGCGCAGCCCATCGAATGTCGCGCTCTCGATCTCAAAGATCGTGGCATAGCTGGGAGCGACGATGGTCGATTCCTCGCGCGAAATCGTCCGGGTGGTGAGGTAGCGCCAGCAGCGGGTGCGCTCGCAGAACTCCGCGGCGGAGAGGCGGAGGGCCTGCTCCATCATCGGGTGAGGGACGCCAGCGCAATAGGGCATCACCAGAGAGGAGAAGTCATCGAGGGGGCGGATAGGCAGGTCGGCCATGTCGTTGCCCCTTACGAGTGCGGTTGGGCGTTGGTCGTGTTCACATTTGCGGAACCAAGGGCAGCTGCGCGGGCGTCGATGGCGCCCCGGAATTGGTTGTAGTGTGCCGAGGCGCGCTGTTCTGCGCCCTGAAACTGCGTGTCCTTGGAATAGGACCGATAGAGGACATAATCCACCAGCGCCGACTGCCAGACCGCGATGAGGGGGATGGTCACAGAGGCATAGTCGTTCAGCGCATCGGGGTCTGCGGGGGTGCCGGTCAGCACCGGAATTGCGGAGAGGGTCGTCTCGATCATGCCAGAGGCGTCATTTCCCGGGTAAACGTAGAATGTCATCGGATCTTGGATGTCCATGATGACGTGCCGGACAGTCTTCTTGAAGCCGACCACAGCGGGGTCGTGCCAGTTCTCGCTCTGTTGGTCCAGAACCTCGCGGTTCACGGCCTTGATGGCGAGCCCGCCGACAGTTCCATCCTCGGTGAGGTTCCGCACAGCCCGCATGATGCCCTGGTAGCCATCAGGAACGGTCTGTTTGGTGCCGAGAACCATGTCCAGCTTGATGGTGACGGCGGTTGCGCTGGGCTGGAACAGGGCGATTTCCTTTGCCCCGTCCAGAACCCAGAGAGTCATTTCTGGCAACGGCCAGCGGACAGATGCCCCATCCTGCAGCACGATCCGGGTGCGGGTGAGGATGTCCTTGACCGAGATAACCATAGCTCAGTTCCCTTGCTCGGCGTCAACCGCAGCGATCATCACCTCGCGGGAGGTGCCGTCCTTGGGGGTGCGCCCGGTCACATCCTTGACCTTGAGCGCGATTTCCGCATCAGTCAGGTCTTCATGCCACGCCTTCGGGGGAAGATCGGGATCGGCCGCATCTGGTTGGGGCAGCGCCTCGGGCAGCGCCTCGGGCAGCGCCTCGGGCAGCGCCTTGGGGATGGATCGCTTCTGCGCGCCAGCCGGGGCGGGTTTCGGGAGCTTGGCGGACTTCTCCACCGGGCCGCCGAGGCTCTGGTCGGTCAGTTCCATACCCATCGCGCGCATTGTGGACAGCACAGCGTGGCCGCTTTTGACGCACAGGAAGGTCAGGCTCTCGCCCGCCTCGATCTCCAGCAGATCCTCTGCGTCGTCAACCAGCACAACACCAGCCTGGTTCTTGCCGATGCGGTAGGCTTCCTTGATGCCGAGCAGGGTGCCAATGTGATCAGGCTCGACCACTTCAGCCAGGTGCGGGCCCTGCGGGTCATCGGCAGCGGGGGTAAAGTGGTAGTTCACGTTGTGACCATTCAGGGGCAGGTCGATCACGGTTCCACCTTTGCGGCGGAGAATGCACTCGATGAGCATGGGAAAACCCTTGGCTGTTGGGGGAGGGATGGAGGTTTACGATACCGCCAAACGTTCGCAAGGCTGGGTAGCCTAGAGATTACAGGATGTTGGCCGAGTAGATGGCCTTGATGCGGAGGTAGCGGCCCGCACCTTGGGTGATGTCGGCGGAGACGGTCAGGCCCACGCCGCGATCATAGTCCACCGGGGCGATGTCGAAGCCAGTCGGCAGGATCATCCGGGTCTGGGCGGCGTTGTTGGAGACGGCGGAGAAGAACTCCACGCCGACAGTCCGCGCGTTCGCCACGTCCGGGTCGCCAGCGGTGCCGGACATCAGGCCGATGTTGCAGGTGCCGGCCGCGCCGGACACGCCGTAGAAGATCATTTCATCGACCGTGCAGAAGGCAGGGAGGATGAACATTTCAATGCGGTCGGTGGCGGCGATCAGCGCCGGGTCTTGCCCGGACACGATGTCGTAGGAAGCGCGAACAGAAACGCAGCCGCCCGCATCCTTCGGATAGGGCACGGAACGCTGACCGTTCGCATATTTGGTCTGACGGGTGGTCATAGAAGATGTCCTTCAAAAGGGCGTTACGGGTTGCAGTTCGGGCCGAGGCGAACCCCGGCCCGTCATTCAGAGGCTTACGGCGTCGGCGAGGACGTATCCACGGCCACCAGGCCGAAGTCCTTGCCGTTGTAGCGGGTCTTCTTGATCCCGACGATCATGCCAGCGGCCACGGTGGGCTCGTTGCCATAGTCTTCGAGCTCTTCTTCCCACATCATCCGGGTGCCGTTCGGGGTGCCGTAAGCGATGATGCCAGCCTGGCGGCCCATGAATAGGGCGCGCGAGGCGGGGAGGTTGGCGCCAGCACCGTAGTCGGAGAAGCGGATCACCGACTTGTGG